GTACCGCTCAAGCTACTATGGCTGGTATAACAGACCGATTAAGCCAAGCATTTTTACTGACATCTGGAGTAGTTAGAGATGCAGAACGTGTAACAGCTGAGGAGATAAGAATGCTCAGTCAAGAGTTGGAAGCTGCATTAGGTGGTCTATACTCTTTGTTATCTCAGGAGCTACAGCTACCCATCGTCAGTCGTTTAATGGATAAGATGTCTAAGAGTAAGAGATTACCTAAGATACCAAAGGACATCGTTAAACCTACTATTGTTACAGGAGTGGAAGCTCTTGGTCGTGGTAATGATCTGAATAGATTAGATATGTTCCTAGCTGGAGCGAACCAAGTAGTAGGACCACAAGCCGTTACTCAATACTTAAACGTCAGTGATTACTTCAAGCGTCGTGCTACAGCTTTAGGTATCGAGACGGAAGGATTGATTAAGACGGAAGAAGAAATTCAACAAGCTATGCAACAGCAACAGATGATGGAGATGGCACAGAAGCTCGGAGCACCCGCAGTCGCACCTGCCATCAATGCCGCACAGGAGCAGTACATGGCATCACAACAACCACCTCAAGAGGAATAACAAATGGCTGAATTACACCGAGTAGAGATTAATGAGAAAGCACCAAGCGAAATCGAACCAGAAGAGAAACCCGTCACCGAAGAGGAACTACCGCAAGACCAAAGCGACCGCCCGGAATGGCTCCCCGAAAAGTTCAAGAGTCCGGAGGACATGTCGAAAGCCTACGCCGAGTTGGAAAAGAAACTTGGACAAGCTCCTAAAGAAGATACGGAAGAGTCTGAACAAAGCGAAGAGAAAGCTGAGGACGACGAAGAACAAACTGAAGAGAACACTAGTGAAGCGTACAAAGCAGTTGCGGAGGCAAGTAAAGAGTTCTTTGAAAACGACGGTCAACTTAGTGAGGAAACTTATAACGCTTTAGAGAAAGCCGGATTACCCAGAGATTTAGTTGACAGCTACGCAGCTGGTCAGCAAGCATTATTACAATCTGAAGAAGGACAAATCAAAAGCGTGGCTCAAGGCAACTACGATGCGATGGCTGAGTGGGCGAACGAGAATTTACCACAAGAAGAAATCGATGCTTTTGATGAGGCAGTCACCGGGGGTACAATTTCGCAAGCTAAGTTAGCAGTTCAAGGACTGTACGCACGTTATCAAAACGAAGTAGGTGCTAAGCCTAAGCTTACACAAGGTGCAGTAGCTGGTACATCAACCATGCCATTTAAAAGTATGCAAGAATTAGCTCGTGCTCAATCTGATCCACGATATAAAAGTGGAGATAAAGCGTACCACGAAGAGATTGACAGAAGACTTTCTGTAAGCAATATTTAGATTGTTTATTCATTCATAAGGTATAGTGCCCCTAGTGTTGGTTTATTGGTTTGCTGACACTAGGGGTTTTTCGTTATGTTTAAGAACATGGCAACAGAACTAGGAGATAACGTACAGGTAAAAGCAAACCTTGCGTTCATGGCTAAAGTGATAGCTATAGTCGGGACTTGTGTTTGGGGATACTCTGTAGTGTGGAATAAGCTGATGGTATTGGATAGTAGCTTAGATCGTGTGCAGCATGAAGGTACATTATTAGGAGACTTGTCAGCACGGATGATGCATCTTGAGAAGTTTGCAGAACAATCTAAAGTAGACCTCGATCATCTGTTGGAAATGCAAGACTCACCTATAACATCTGACTTTCAACAGTTCGAAAGAATCAAGTATCTTGAAAAAGAGTTGGACAGATTGCGTAGCAAAATGGAAAACCATTTGACGAAAGGACAATGAGATGGGTGAATTACTTATGTTGTTTATCACGGGCGGTGGTAGCACTGCTATGGGTGCGATTCTTAAAGGCGTGTTTGGTTATATATTCGAAGCCCGTCAGAACAAGCATGATCTTGAAATGGCGAGAGAAGCTCGTGCGTCTGATAATTTCCTTAGACTACAAGCTGAACTCGCTAAAAGCGGTACTGGGGAGTTTGTTTCTTTTACTCGTCGTATTCTTGCTGTTATCGGGGTGTCTACGCTCTGCACTTGTATCATCCTCTGCACCCTCTTCCCAACCGCAGAAATCGTCACACTCACCAACGCAGACGGAGAAGGCATCAACGAAATATTCTTCGGACTCATCAGTTGGCAAGCGAATCAAGAGCCACTCACTATTTCTTCTGGACACATCAGCCTTATGGGATGCACGGTAATATTGCCTTGTATCCTTGGTTTCTACTTTGGTCCAAGCGGTCGAAGAGGTTGACAGTCAAGAACTTTTCCTCTTTACTAATAGATAAATTTAATCGACAACTAGCAACAACTAGTCCCTCGACCCGCTGCGGCGGACAATCCTGTGAAGACGAAAGGTGTGAAAGTCACTGGTAATCAAACACATATTCACAATTAATTAACATAGGAGATCATATATTATGGCTAACGGAAATACAGATCCAAGTCGTGTAGGTATTAGAAGTGCTGGTAAAGGTTTATCCGCTGGTGCTGACAATGATGAGTTGTTCCTTAAAAAGTTCAGCGGAGAGATTCTGCAAAGCTTTGAGGAGTCCAACATCTTCAAACCTCTACACACAATTAGAACAATCGAAAACGGTAAGTCTGCACAGTTCCCTGTAACTGGTATCGCTACCGCTTCGTACCACACCCCCGGTCAAAATATCGCTGACGCTGACAACAGCTACCTCAGTGATATTGCTAAGACTGAAAGAGTAATCACCATCGATAAGATGCTTGTTGCTTCTACTTTCTTGGCTAACATTGACGATGTAAAGAATCACTACGACATTCGTTCAGTATACGCTAACGAGTTGGGTAAAGCACTTGCTGTTCGTTTTGACACTGCTCTTGCTAAAGTGTTCATCGCTGCTGCTCGTTCAGCTGCTAACTTAAATCAAGTTGGTAAAGGCGGAAGCATCCTCGACATCAGTGCTAACACCTTCGTAAACTTCGGAGACGCTAATTCTGACACAGGTAATCCTACAGGTGCTGAGTTGGTAGCTGCTTTGTTTAGTGCTGCTCAACGCATGGACGAACACGATGTTCCTAGTGACGGTCGTTTCTGTGTATTGCGTCCTGCTGAGTACTACAAGCTTATCACTGGTGCTGACGATTCCAACAGCTTCTCTCTTACTTCTGCTATCAATAAAGATATTGGAGGAGCCGGAAGTCTTGCTGCTGGTAACATTCCACAGATCGCTGGTATCAGCATCTTCAAGTCAAACCACATCCCATCAACTGATCTTAGTGGTACTGTTGGCGGAGACGGCGAGGCTAATAACGATGTGTTTGGTGGTAACGGAGTAGGATACAACGGAAACTTCACCACCACTAAAGGTATCGTTTCCCACTCCGCTGCTGTCGGAACCGTTAAACTGCTTGATCTTGCTACCGAATCGGAGTATCAGATCGAGCGTCAAGGTACGTTGTTTGTCGCTAAGTATGCTATGGGTCACGGAGTTCTCCGTCCTGAGTGTGCTATCGAACTGATTGCGTAACGCTCTTCTCTCGGTGTTGGGGAGGTCTGTGATTCGTTCCGCTCCCCTCCACCGGGATTCTTTTTATCTATACTTATCATGGCTCTGACGACTAAACTAAATGCAGTAAATACAATGATCAGTGTTATCGGGGAAGCCCCGGTTAATACTCTCGGAGGTACAGCCGTTCCTGTATCAGTCGTTCAAGCAGAAGCAGTCCTCGACGAAACCAGTAAAGCTATACAGTCAGAGGGTTGGCACTTTAATACGGAGCACGAGTACGTACTTACTCCTGATGCTTCCACGTCTAAGATTAACTTACCAAGCAATACGCTTCGAGTAGACTTAGACCCAGAAATTTATACAGACAGTGATCCAGTACAACGTGGACTTTTGTTATACGACAGAAAGAATCACACGGATGTATGGACTAAAGAAGTGAAAGCTTCGATTACTTTTGAGTTAGCATTTACAGATATGCCTGAGCAGTTCCGTCATTACATAACAGTTAAAGCTGCTCGTATCTTTGCTAATCGATTCTTAGGAAGCAGGGAGATCGAAGGGTTTGCTTTGCGGGATGAGATCGAAGCGAAAGCACGGGCGATTGATAGTGACTCTGAAAATGCAGACAGAACTATCTTTGACCACTACAGCGTACTAAGAGTATTAGACAGATAAGAGATGCCTCTGTTAGTAAACAGTGTACCGAATCTCGCACAGGGCGTATCACAACAGCCTGACAATCTCAGGTATCCCGGTCAGTGTGACGAACAAATAAATGCTTGGGCTACTGTTGTTGAGGGGTTAGTAAAAAGACCACCTACTACATACACAAAGAAGATCGGAGATAGTGATCCCGGTGTAGACTTATTCACACACTTCGTAAAGAGAGATGAGACGAATAAGTATTGTGTCACAGTATCGTTAGGTAACAGCGTATCGATTGGACAAGTAGGTGTTATTGATCTTGAGACGGGTAACAATGTATCGGTAGCTGTAACTTCTATAGCTACTAGTTATCTTAGTGGTATCAGTAATCCGTTAGCAGACTTACGAGCGTTGACGGTAGCTGACTATACATTCCTTGTTAATAAGACGAAGACAGTAGGTAAATTAAATGTAGTAAGTGAAAACTATCCTAAGAAGAAAGCTTTAATAGTTGTTAAACTAGGAGACTACGAGAAAACTTACAGTATTAAAATTAACGGTAATGTTGTACAAGGAGCGTCTAGCGATTACACAAATACCCATCACGATCCTAGTGTTATTACTGACCTACAGGATGCTACTTATTTCAGTGGACCTAGCTCAGGAAGCCACTCTGGTAAACATGCTGATACGGAATATATAGCCAAAGACTTAGCCTCTGTTTTAGAAGCTACTTACGGTGCGTCTAGTGCGGGTGAAGTTGGTGTAACAGCTGTAAGTTTAGGGAATTCTGGTTTCGGTTTATCGAATATGAAGTTTGATGTTTCTGTTTTTAGTCGGTTTTACAACCAAAATGTTAAAGACTACGGACATACAGAAAATTTATTTTTTACTGTAAATCAAGGATCAAACAGTAGTGCTAGAGGATTCGTTGAACTTTCAAACGGTGAAGCTACTGATGTTATAATTACCAATAGAGGGCAAGGATATAACGCAAGTGGTGCTACACCTACGATTACTTTCCAACCTAAGTATTATGTCCACGCTCATAAGAAATGGTATGATAACGCACTCTTTGCAGCTCCTAGTGCTTATCCTACCCTTTCAGTTACGATTGGGACTTTAAGTACATACGATATAACCAGAGAAGGTTCTGTTATTCGGTTTGAAAGTAGAGACCCTGACGATGATTCGGAGGACTTTGACATTCAGACTGAAGATGGTTTAGCTAATGAAGGATTAGGCGTTGTATACAAAGAAGTAGATAGTATTACTGATCTACCTAAAAAATGTTTCAATGATTTTATAGTAAAAGTAATTGGAGATGCTGATATTGACCAAGACGACTACTACGTAAAGTTTAAGACTAAAGACGGTACAGATTTTGGAGAAGGTACATGGATTGAAACACTAGGGTGGAAACAAAACGAAAGCGACTCAGCTATCTTTGAAGGTATAGAGTCTCATTTTGACCCCTTCACTATGCCTGTTACCCTTGTCCCCGTACTTACAGGAGATACTATTACATCCTTTAAATTACAGTCGCCAGATCAAGATAAAGTTTCCGAAGCTACTAAAGAAATTGGATGGAGAACTAGACAAGCAGGAGACGATAATAGCAACCCATTCCCCTCTTTCGTAGGTAATAAGATCAACGATGTATTCTTCTTTAAGAACCGCTTAGGATTCCTCACAGATAGCAATGTTATCTTTAGTGAAGCAGATGAATACTTTAACTTCTTCCGTACTACCACACAACAACTACTAGACAGTGCACCGATAGATGTTGGATTAAGCCACACAAAAGTAGCTATTCTTCAACACGCTGTGCCGTTCCAAGAGAAGCTGATGTTATTCAGTAAGCAGTCACAGTTTGTATTACGTGGAGCTGACGTGTTAAGTCCTAAGACTGTATCTATATCTCCTGTTACTGAGTACGATATATCAGACAGTGTACAACCAATAGCTCTAGGTAATTATATATACTTCACTTTTAGACGGAATGACTTTGAGGGGATGTACGAATACTTTGTTGATAACAACACGGAGACATTCCACAGCGAAGAGATCACATCACAGATTCCTAAGTACATAACAAAACAAGTAGAGAAGATAGCTGGTTCACAAGCAGAGAATACTATTGTTCTTGGTACAAGCGGAGATCGTAATACATTGTTTGTGTATAAGTACTTCTGGTCGAATAAAGAAAAGATACAAAGTGCTTGGATGAAGTTCACCTTTGGTCGGGAGATACGAGGGTTTGACTTTATCGACAGTAACTTACATCTGTTTACTAAGGACGACGATGGATTACACCTTGAGAAGCTTACACTTGAAGACGGTATAAAAGATGCTGGGTTGGATTATACGTTATACTTAGACAGTAAGATAGACGGTAGTGAATTAACTACGAGCTACGACGCACCGTCTAAGACTACAACGATAAGTGGGTTTCCTTACGATCCAGTAGATGTTATCATCTATACTAAAACAGGTAATAAAGTAACATTCACTAAGACGACTAGTACAGCAGGTACAGTTGGTGGTGATCTTACATCTATCGATTTCGTAGCTGGTATCCCGTACAATATGTTGTACAGGTTCTCCGATCAAACACTGAAGCAACCAACAGAGCGTGGCGGACGAAGTGCATCTGATTACGCTTTTCAAACGATCCGTAACGGCAGCTTGAACTACGCAGAGACTGGACACTTCACTGTAGAAGTAACTCCGAAGTTTAGAGACAAGTATACATACGCATTTAATCCTGACATCGTTGGTGCTAACTTAACACTTAATGCTTTTACCCCACAGGACGGTCACTTCCGATTCCCTGTACAGTGTCAACCTAACGAAGCAAAGATAGAAGTTGTTACCGATTCTGCTTTACCAGTTAAGCTATTAGCGGCAGAGTTTGAATCGATGATGATACCAAGGAGCAGACGTTATGGAGCTTAGAATAGATGAAGCACAACCTGATATGGATGCTGTTGATCTGTACGAAGACTTACGGGAGGCAGATATGTTAGAGATACTCGGACTTATGCACCACCCACGAGACGCTGTTATTATGTCTTACGCATGTAGTACAAAGTGTTACAGTGTAAAGGATGAGATGAATAACTTATACTGTTCTTTTGGTGTGGCTGCTATCAACGGTACGAATATCGGAAGTGCTTGGTTATTAGGTACTAGAAGATTACCACGGATCAAGAAGTTCTTTTTGAAACACTCAGCGGAACGCATGATGGACTTGTTGGATGGGTTTGATTATCTGACAAACTATGTGATGCGTAGTAACAAGTTGAGTATTAAATGGTTGGAGTGGTTAGGTGCAGAGTTTAGCGATTGTCAGTACGAAGGCTATCTGTCATTTATATTAGAGAGGAAGTAATTGTTATGTGTTTTCCAGCAATAGGTGCATTAGTGGCAGGTTATGGTTCTGTGTCAGCAGCTACCGCAGCCGGAGTATCCGCAGCAACTTTAACAACTACAGGACTTGCCGCAACAACAGGTGCTTTAGGTGTAGCTAGTTCGGCTATGCAGTTTGCGGGTCAGCGTCAGCAAGCTAAAGCACAAGCACAATATCAAAAGCAAGCACAAGCAGCAGAGCGTCAAAGATTCCAACAAGAGCAAACCTCGATGCGTATGCGTCAAGCACAAGAGCAAGAGGCAGTCGGACGGGAACTTGAACAAGTAAGTCGTAAATCACAAGCTGCACTTGCTAGAGCTAGAGTATCTGCTGGAGAAGCTGGAGTAGCAGGTGCATCTGTACAAGCATTAATGGACGACTATATGAGACAGGAAGCTGGTTACAGAGGTGCGTTATTACGACAACAAGAGCTTGGCGGTATTGCTACTGGTATGGGTCTTGAACAAGCAGGATTTGCTACGCAACAACGTCAGATCGGTATCAACCAACCAATAAATAAACCTAGCTTTCTTACAGCTGGATTAGGTGCTATTCAAAGCGGACTTAGTGGTTATCGCACAGGACTTGATATAGGAAGCAGACTTCCAACTAAATCTACAGATACAGCATAATGGCTAAAGAACGAGTACAAGTACAAGGGTTGGGAGACGTAGTCCCCGGCATTCAGCCGACTATTCAACGGGGCGGTCAGTACGCCGTGCAAGTTCAACGAGCAGGTCGGAATAAGTTGATGGACTTGGCTGATGCGTTGGGTCAAGTTAATCCGTTATTACAGGAATACGGAAAGATACAAAAGTTCCAGTACGAGAAAGGTGTAGAGCGTGGTGAGATGGAAGCTGCTACAGCTGATCTTGAAGCATCGATTGAAGGATTAGATGCAACAGGTGAGAAGCTAGTAGAACAAGGGCTTATGCCTCGTTCGCAGCTGCTTGGCTATCAACGAGCATTCCGTAGACGCATTGGTCAGAGATATGCTAGAAAGACTTACGCTAGTAACTTGGAAGCTAGGATGGAAGAGGTGACGCAGAACTTAGACAGCGATGCGGACATCATAGAAAATATATTAGCTGAAGAAAGACAGAAGATAACAGAGCAGTTAGGCGGTTCTCAATTCGCTATGCAAGGATTCGGTGATTACGCTGACTCTATCGAGAATAACTTTTACGGTAATGCTGTAAAGAAAAGAGATAAGGCTACACAAGAGTATAACGAAAGTTTAGTTATTGAGGATGCTAATCAAGATTTTGGGGACCGTATACTCACGGCTACATCTCCTGAGGAGGTTGCTCAATTACAGTTAGATATAAAGAATCAAATGGATACTATATCTGAAGAGAACCGTATACCAAGGTCTCGTGTTATTGAGTTATATTGGAATGGTTTTGCTGTACCGAATATTAACAACTTATTAGTTTCCGATAATCCTCAACCGGATAAAGCAGAGAAGATGTTAGACGCTTTGCTTGATATAGATTTAACAGGTAAGGGCGGTAAGTTAGGCAATATAAATAGAGAGGGTGCTTACATTCGTTCTAAGGCTGTAGAGATTAGAAATAGAATAGAGGGAGCTAGACGCTCTATAGAGAAAGACGAAGAAAGGAAGGCTGGGGATATTGTAGATTTATATATGCCGGCTGCTACTACTGTTATGTCTGGTTTATCTAAGAATGAAGATATATCACAACTACAGATTAGTGAAGTAGTGGACTTCTTAAAGGATGCGGGTTGGGACGATGCTTACGCTAATAAGAGAGCGATGGAGTTAATTAATTCTCAGGATGTAGAAGCTCTTAGATTAGAAGGTTTAAAGTACAGAGAGAACGATGTAACTAAAGGAGCGTGGAATGCAGCAACAGGATCGATACAGTCATTTACAATCGGTTTAGTTCAGAAAGCAAACGCTGTTATGTCGAGAGATGAAAGGGAAGCCACATTAGAAGGTATCGATGATTTATTATCTAAGGATCCTGAAGCAGATGTTAATAAAGCTTTAGCTGCTGAAGGTATCACGGACCCTAGAGTAAAAGCAGAAGCAACCAAGAAGAGTTTAGAATCTAAAGCTAATCTTTGGTTTGAGAAGACAGAAACTTTTAAAGATTTCGATAGGGAGTTTGAGGGTTCTTTAGATGAAGTCGTTGATGTAACTTTATTTAGCGATGAGGATACGGATGTTAGGGAAAGCTTAAGGAAGGCGAGTCGTTCTACATTTCAAGAACAATACAGAAACGAATTAAGAGATGTTCAAAAAGCATTAAAGAACGATCCTGATCGGGATATTAAAATAACCAAAGAAGCTGCTAGAATACAAAAAGAGGTTAGCGGAAGGTGGCTGGAATTTAAAACACTTGAAAAGAAATTTAGAGAAGGACGCTTAAAAGAAATAGCCGAAGAAGAACCGGGCGAATACCAACCACCTGAGCTGCCGGAGTTAGAAGAAGGTACTGAAAAAATAGATAGCGTTTTAATTTCTTGGCGTGATTCTTTGTTTACAGGTTTATCGACTGCGTTAGGTCTTCCTGAAGTAGGCGAAGCATTAAGAGCTAGAAGAGAGTTCCTGCAATCAGACATACCTCTTAGGTCCAAGGATAGGAGTAAAGCTTTTGTTAAGGCTGATTTTATCAAGAAACAATTAGCAGGGGATTATAAAGATAATCAAAATCTACAAGAAGGTTTGTTAACTATTAGACAGTTCTATGGTTTTAGAAAGCCAGCTGAAATAGATCAAGAGATGGTTGATGATTTAGACTTTAGGTTCACGCCTATGTATGACAGCGAGGATTCACTTATAAAAGAAGCTAAGCAAGCTAGGGTTGAGATAATAGATTACTTGAAATCACCCGCTAAATTAGACATAGATGATTTCCCCATTTATAAACTGTACAATGAGAAGTTTGGTATTAATACAGTAGATCAATTAAAAGCTTTTGTATTAACTCAAAAAGAAGTATTGAAGAAAAGAAACCAGTAAGCATGGCTAAAGAAGAACTTCCAGATTGGTTAAAACCTTCTACGCCTGATGATGTATTAGTAGAAGAGCCGTTACAGCCTAACGAACCTGAGTGGTTGCAACCTACTACTGTAGCTGAAGTACCTCCACCAGAAACACCTGTAATACCACAGGACGAACCAGATGATTCTTACTGGAACGATTATACAAGATGGGCTAAACCTATCGTACAACCTACCGTAAGAGCTGGAGTACGAGCAGCTGAAGATATATACAACGCATCTCAAGAGTTCTTATTCTTCGGTGAGAAAGCTAAATGGGAAGATGAATGGTTAGGTAAGCCTGAATCTGCTGTAGAAGATATAGCAGCTGAGATGGGGTCGTGGGTTGTAGGTTTCGTCGGTCCCGGAGGTGTTGTACAAAAAGGTGTATCTGCTATAGCTAATATCCCTAAAATATCTTCTAAAGCTAGTAAGCTATTAAGTTTTATAGGTAAGACACGTAAGGGAGAGAAGACTTTACAAGTAGGTAAGATAGCTGCTGAAGGTGCTCTGAAAGGTGCTGTCGCTGATTATCTAGCTACTGATGTAGGAGATGCCGCAGCCGATGAAGCTATACAACAAAGGTTAAGAAATACAGTAGAAGGTGCGGGTATTGGAGCGGCTGTTAACTTAACAACATTCGGTGCAGGTCGTTTAGCCACTGCACAGTTTAGGAGGCTCAAGGCACTACGTAAAGTAAAGCAAGCAGCTGAGGGTAAAGGCGATGCCACACAAGCACTGAAAGAACTTAAAGCTAGTATCGATGAGGAGACTGCTATTAAGGAAGACTTTCTTAGTGATATTAAACCTACCGATGATCGTGTTGACCCGACTCAATCTGTTGATGACGTTATTAAAGAAGCGGAGCCTCCTAAAGTTGAGAAGCCCGAAGTAACACCAAAGGTAGAAGAGCCTGCTAAACCTGCTGTTGATCCTGAGATAGAGATAGAAGATTACATACAAAAAGGTAAGTCTCTACCAGAACAAGTAAATAGATTAGTACGATTGAATGTAGCTTTAGACGGTCAGATGAATCCAAAGATTAATGCTTTGGTAGAAAGTCTAAGCGTATTTGAAGAACAAGCTGAGAAGGGTGTAAGAGTAGGTCTAGCTGATCACTTTAATAAAGTTAAGAATGGTGTTGTAGAATTAGAAACTGATCTACGTAGATACCGTAAGATGATTGAACTTAGAGCTAAAGCTGGAAATCTATCTGGTAAGTTACTGGTTGCATTCAAGGGTAGTTCTAAGATGGATTTTCGTAAGGCTATTAAATATAAACCAGCAGTACAAAAACAATTAGAATCAATCGATAGATTACTAGATTTAGTAGGTGGAGTTAAACAAGGAAAACTAACGGACGAAAAGATACTCGCTAGTATTAAAAGAGAATTATCTGGAGCTGATGAGTTATCTAAAACAGGTGATCTAAAGACGGTTGTACAAAAAGAATTTGATGCTGTAACCGATGAAGGCGTAGATACGATTTGGGGTAAATATAAACAAAGAATATCTGAGCAGGTATTAAAAACTCTTAGGCTTAGTAAGGCTACAAACAAAGCAGCACTTGATATGTTCTCTACTTCTGTAGCCAAAAACTTAAAAAATGCTGTAGCTCCAAATAAACAGGTAGCTAAAAAAGTAGGACAAACACTTGATAACCTACAGGATATATTAGCTAACCCAGAAAAGTATAAAGAGTCTATTGATGTTCTTATTAAAGATATAACAGATGCTAAGAACTTAGACCCAGACGCTGCTTCTAATGCTATTAGGGTGTTAAATGATTTGAAGGAAGGTACACAAGGTAAAAGATTCTTAGAAGGTTTACCTCAGAGAGATAAGTTAGTACAGAAAGTTCTTAAAGAAGAGATAGGTAATATAACTAAAAAAGTTAAAGAAGCTATTAAGAAAGGAACCGAGAAGCAATTAGTTGAGGATGTTATATCTGATATTTCTACTAGAGTAACAAACTTAGGCTTCCAAGAGAAACAAGTATTAATAGGCATGGTTAGAGCTGAGTTAGGTAATACAGTTACAGCGATGCGTGAGAAGATACTAGGTAACTTTATATCAAAAGAAATATATCAGAAGTATTCATTGAAGCATTCAATAGAAGAACTAGATGATATGGCTGATAAAAGTATAGCTGAGATTAGGGAATATTTAGGTGCTACAGCTAAGAAGTCACAGGTAGTACCAGATGATATAAAGCGTTTAAAAGACCAAGCTAGAGCCTCCAAGAAAGTATTAACTGATAAATTAAAACAGGAAGAAGTAGCTGCTTATAATGAATTCGTTAAGGAGTTTTTGCAGTCTCTCAGTAAAATGGATTCTTTCGGTAAAGAAGAGATGGGTAACTTTGAGTTGTTTCTTAGGGCAGCTGAGAAGTTTCGGTTAAACTCTTTGTTATTCAGCATCAGAACTTGGACTGTAGGTTTACTATCTGCTGGTTTCAATATGGGTTATCAGCCGTTCAAGCAGATGATTAAAAAGTATTCAGAGATTAAGGAGCTACAGAAGTTAGGTATGCCCGGATATGGTCCTGAAGTTAGTGCTATGAAAGTAGCGTTACAGGAACTTACAGCGACTAGTGAGTACATAAACAACTGGTCTGACCTAATTAATATTTTAAAAGCTACATGGAAACAAAACGGACATGGTGCTTTTAATGCTAAAGCTTTCCGAAGACATGAAGAAGATTTAATCAGCCAAACCGATGAACTAGGTAACATCAAAGAAGGACCAATAAAACTTAACTTTAAAAACAGAGAACAACTACAGAAGCTTGTTAGTAAGTATGGTGTTGATAATGAGAGAAATAAAAACTTATTCAGAAAATGGGCTGAGGAAATAGTAGAAGGCGAACCGACTACAACTATAGGTAAATTATTAGACCCTTTGTTTTCTGTAAGCTTTAGGGCTATGGGCATGTTTGACCAACCTTTTGTATTCCTCGGCACGATGAGAGCACTTAGGTCTGATGCTTTACAACAAGGTTTACTTAAAGGTTTAGAAGGAGAAGCCCTTGAGAAGTTTACTAAAGAGAGAATGCAGGAAGCCTTGAAGCGTGAGGGTGATGTATTAACTTGGGCTAAAAATGAAGAGTTTGAGGAAATATCCGAGTTAGGTTTTTCAATGGTGTATCAACAAGAGTACGCAGATAAAGTAATATCAAAGGCTGCTAGAGATTTTGCAAGATGGAGTAGGTCTGGGGAGGATTCATATAGGAACCCATTAAAGATAGTAGCTAGATTATTCGTCCCATTTATTAAAACTCCGACAGCTATTGCACAATGGACAGTAGATAATATGCCTGTGCTTTCTCATTTAAATTGGGCTAGTTCTCAGTTGGGCATGTCTAAAACAGCTAGAGAATTAAAAAAGATAGAAGAAACTATAATAGCAAATACTGACGCAAGAAAAGCAAAGCCTATAACTAAGGATCAAATAAAAGAGATCGATGATGCTCAAGAAGTGCTAATGCAGCAGAGGCAAGAACTAATCCTTAAGAATGCAGAGGAAAAAGCTGAAGCAGCTGCTAACGGTATATCTAGTACAGTATTGGGTGTTGGAGTTACTACTGCTATTGCTTCTGGTAATATAACAGGAAGCGGTGCTCACTTGAGTGACGATCAAAAAGCTAGGTTAAGGGAAGCAGGATGGAGACCTAATACGCTTTATATAGGCGGTCATAAGATTGATTACAGCAGGTTTGAACCTTTCTCTACTTTAGTATCCGTACATGCCGATTTAATTCATTACAAGATGATGTCAGGCGAAGGTTTAACTAATGACGACTTAGAATGGTATAATGTATTAAGGTCTTCTTTTGTTAGCAACTTCTCAGATAAATACTTTCTTAGAGGACTTAAATCTTTCTTTAGTTTGTTAGATAATAGAGCTGGGGATTATAATGCTGAGAGTGTAGCAGTTGACTTCCTTTCTTCGTTGAGTCCTACATTAATCAGAGACTTAAACCAAATGAACCAAGAGTACCAAACTAAAGCACACGGATTCAAGGATCGTTTACTTGAGCGTTCTTTTGGTAAGTTTCCCGGTTTATATGCAAGGAATCTGCTAGGTGAGAAAGTAGAAAGGCAGTGGCAGATGGAAGGTGCTTGGGGCGTATTAAGCCCAGTCTACTTTGCTAAAGATGAGCGTGATACTTTGATGACTGAGATTGCTCAAATTAGAGAAGATGTAGGTGGTCGTAAAAGTTTTAAGCGTTCTGAGGAACAAACTATCGACACTAGAGATTATAGAGACCCTAAGACTGGTATATCATTACAGGATAAATGGATGGATGAAATGTCTAGTATTAAGATTAGCGGTAAGACTCTACGAAAAACTTTAGAGAAATTAGTGAAAACTAAAAAATATAAAGAAGCATCTAGTTTTGAAATAGTAGGAGCCGACTATACTAAAGCTAGTTTGATACGAGAACAACTTACAAAATACAGAGACAAGGCTTGGAAGGAAGTACGTAAGGACAGGAAGCTACGTAAGTATGAAGATGCTGACGGAAATACTTGGATTGACGTTATTACCGGAGAGGTCTCTTTAATCGATCAACCGTTAGGAGATGTAGTTGGCATTGCGGATGTGTCACTACCTAAGCAATAATACTTGCTCTTCTCACTCAATAATTAATAATATACACTTAACATCATGGCTAACACTTTCCAAGATTACGAAGCAGATGCCGGACAGACGGACTTTGCTTTTACTTTTGATTACTTAGAAGACGAACACGTAACAGTCGAGATTGACGGTGTTGTTCAACTTACATCTGCTTATTCAATCATCGTTGAAAGTAATGGCGATACAAAGGTACGGTTAAATGTTGGAGCAACAGCTGGACAAATCGTCCGAGTACGCAGAAAGAGCCAACCCGACACGAACCTTGTAGACTTTGTAAATGGTTCTGTATTAACGGAATCGGAGTTAGACAGAGCGTACCTACACAATCGTTATCTTGCTGAAGAGATCAGTGAGTTAAATGATGCGTCGTTGCAACGTGTGCCCGGTAGTGATAACTGGGATGCTAAAGGTAAACGTATTACAAACGTAGGTGATCCTGTTAATTCTCAAGACGCTACAACAAAGAACTATGTGGACGGTACTGTATCGTCCATTGCTTTAGGAGTAGGCTTAATTCCTGACTTCGATAAGTTCACAGGCACAGGCACGGAAACTAGCTTTAATCTTTCATTTACCACAAACGGTATATCTTCTTCTGCTATACTTGTAACCATTGACGGTTCCGTACAAGACCCAGACGACTACACGATAGTTGGTGGAGTTTCAGCGGGAGTAGATGAAATACAATTTACTACACCTCCCCCATTAAACTCCGAGATACTTGTTATCGAACGTGGGTATAAAACTAAAAGAGAAATACCTGATGATTACGATTGGGGAAGTGTAGTTGGAGACGCAGTAACAGCATCTTACACATACGGTAAAATTGTTTAACACTTATATATATAAAATAAAATGGCTATAGCAGTACAATTAAGAAGGGGTACATCCACTCAAAACAATTCGTTTATCGGAGCAGTCGGTGAGCTGGTTTATACTACAGACACAAAAGATTTGTATGTACACGACGGGTCAAACGCTGGCGGTACAATTGTTGGAGGCGGGGCGGCAAGTATAGCGGACGGTTCAATTACCTACGCAAAGATACAAGATATAGCTGCTAACAATGTATTATTAGGTAACGACAACGGAGTTGGGCAAGATGTACAAGAACTAACAGCTGCTGAAGTAAGAACTATCTTAGGTGTGGCGGATGGAGCTAATAACTACGTACACCCAAACCACACCGGAGATGTAACAAGTACTGGAGATGGTGCAACTGTTATTGCTACGGATGCTGTTACTACCTCTAAGATAGACGACAGTGCTGTTACCACTAATAAAATAAATAACGGAGCTGTTACTGCTGATAAGTTAGCAACGACTTTAGACTTCGGATCAATCGTATAATAAAACCATGGCAAACATACAAGTAAAACTTAGAAGAGGTACTGAAGCTGAACACGACACGACTAACGGTGGGTTCACAGGTGCGGAAGGTGAAGTAACAGTAGATACAACAAACAATACTCTTAGAGTACACGACAACAGCACTGCTGGTGGTATTCGTTTAGCAAAACTCAGTGAAGCAAACGTACAATCAGATTGGAACGAAACAGATACAAGCAGCACCGCTTTTATTCTTAATAAACCGTCTATAACCGCAGCACCCACTGGAACCGTAACAGCTTTTGCTGGTAGTACTGCTCCTACGGGTTACGTTTTATGCGATGGATCGGAGTATAGTGAAACCACAGAAGCCGCTTTGTTTGCTGTTTTAGGTTCTACTTACAATACAGGCGGAGAAACTGCTAATCACTTTAGAGTGCCTGACCTTCGTGGGCGAGTAGTTGCTGGTATGGGTGGAAGTTTGTTAAGCGGTACTGACGCTCTTGCTGATACAGGCGGTGCATCTACACACACTCTTACGGAAAACGAAATGCCATCACACAGCCACGGAATAGGAGGGTTCGCCAATGATATGAATCTAGGAACATCAAGTTTTAGATTATCCCCAACAGTGACTAGTATAGGCGAAACTAAAGAGACTGGTGGAGATCAAGCACACAACAATGTCCAGCCTACCATCATTTTAAATTACATTATTAAAACTTAACATCGATGATCGACTCCATCTCCAGCTTTCTTAACACCGGACTAGTCGTCGCTCTTGGCGTGATCGGGTGGATTATCAAACGTATGATCGAACGGTTAGACATTGGTGATAAACGACTTACGAAGATAGAGGTAGAGCTTGCTGCACAGAGAGAAAGAGACGCTGCTGTTGAAAGTAGAATAGGTAAGGTTGAGACTGCTATCAATGAGATGCACAACAAACTCGACCGTATGATGGAAATATTAATGAGGAAATAGATATGCCAGAAGGATTATACGCAAACATTAATAGAAGAAGAAAGCTCGGTATTAGCCGTAGCAAAAAGAAGTCTACCATTACACCAAAAGCGTACGCTAATATGAAGCGTGGGTTCCCTAAGAAGAAGTGAGTGTATCTTTGTCGATAGGCAGAGGTGAGAAAAGCAAGAAGGGCGGACTCACTGCAAAGGGAAGAGCTAAGTACAACAGAGCTACTGGTTCTAACTTGAAAGCTCCTCAGCCCGGCGGTGGTCCACGTAAGCGTTCCTTCTGTGCTAGGATGTCTGGCGTAAAGGGACCGATGAAAGATAGTAAAGGTCGTCCGACCCGTAAGGCTTTAGCTTTGCGTAGGTGGAAGTGCTAACACATGTCTAGGCCGTACAGAAGACCTCGTGTTGTTAGACCGAGTCCATTAATCGCTCAATACAATACACTTGGTGCGGTTACTGCGGGAAGTGCGACGGAAGCTAAAGCAGTGACAGATTCTATTACAGCTGACCCGGACATCATCGGATTAAGTGGTGGTGATGCACCGTTGAGTGACCCACAGATCGATTCTTTAGGAGCAGCTGCTAGTGATAACTTAGATGTTTACGAAGGAGGAGGAGCATAACAAATGGCTACATTTAGTAAAAGAATACAACTTAGAAGGGATACCCCCAGTAATTGGGCAGCCACTAACCCAGTACTTTTAGAAGGGGAAATAGGCCTTGAATTGGACAGTACCCGCAACAGGATGAAGATCGGAAACGGGACGGATGCTTGGAATGATTTGCCGTACTTCTTAGACGCACACGAGGAGGATGTTGGTGATTATCAAGACTTTATAGATGGATTAAATACACCGTAACGAGCAATGAGCAGTTTACTTACACAGTTAGGTCAGAAGGTTAAAGCCAAGCTTGATAACAAGTTTGATAAGTCCGGAGGCTTGATTAGTGGTTCGGTAAATATATCACAATCTCTGCAAATTGGATCATATCAAACAGACAGTTTACCAGAAGCGGGTACATCAGGGCGTATTATATACGTTACTAATGGAGACGGAAACGACGGTCCTTGTATAGCTGTTGACGACGGAAGTAACTGGAAGATCGTGGAGCTTGGCGGAAATGTACCTACTGTTACACATATCCTTGCAGAAGATGGAGATAGCTTAACAACTGAAGCTGGTGCTATTCTGATAATGGATGAGGTAGCTTGACAGTTATTAGCTGTCCTTATACTCTTTCTAAACACAACTAACCCACAACAAAGGATTATATATTATGTCTAGTTTGCTTACCCAATTGGGTCAAAAAACAAAAGTAGAGCTTGATAAGAAGCTTGCCCTCGCAGGTGGAACAATGACTGGGGCTTTGACCCTCAGCGGTGCTCCAACTGATTCCCTTCACGCCGCTACCAAAGCATACGTTGATTCAGTATCTTCAACTGCTTCTGGTCTTCAAACTGAACTTGATGCTACTCAAGCTGGTGCTGGTCTCGGTGCTAACGGTGCTTACACAGCTAACGGTTCTGCCAACTACATCAGTTCGGTAACGACCCTTCAAGCTGCTGATAACGCTCTTGATACTCAGTTAAAGACTGTTGCTGACGCTGTTGCTTCTAACGACTCCGACATTTCTACCTTACAATCTAACGTAAGCAGCAATGACTCGGACATCAGCTCCCTTCAATCTGACGTTTCAACTGCTCAGTCTGACATCTCCACTCTTCAATCGAACGTTTCTTCGAATGATAGTGACATCTCTTCCTTGCAGTCCAGCGTATCCGCTAACACTTCTGCTATCAGCAGCAACGACAGCGACATCTCTGCTCTGCAAACTCAAGCTGGTTCCCTCGCTTCTGACGGTAACTCTGCTTCGTTCAGCGGAAACATCAGTGCTGCCAATGCTACGTTCTCTGGTAACTTGACTGTTAATGGTACGACCACTTCGGTTAACACCACCAACATCGACGTTACTGACAGCATCATGAACCTTTCTAAAGGTGCTGGTTCCGGAACAAATGCTTCGAATGACGGTGGTTTCATCGTTGAGCGTGGTTCTTCCGAAAGCAATGTTGCATTCATCTGGGACGAAGGAGACGACAAGTTCAAAGTTCTCTCTACTTCCGCAACTGCTGCTGCTACTGACATCTCCTCGACTGACGGATCGGCTACTGCCGCTAAGTTTGACGCTGACCTCTACCATAACGGTACTGAGTTAGGAACAGTCGCTGAGTTCGAAGCTGCTTTAAGTTAAGCTTTAACGCTCATCCATCATTAAGGGGCGGTTCTTCGGAGCCGCCTCTTTTTGTTGGTGACGTTGCCACCTCGTGTTTACTCCCTATGGTCGCTAAACACTCTTGCACAAATAACAAACCTTTACTAAGATAACATCATGCTAAGTCATAAAGAGGGAAGTAAACTGCACGATAAGATAGCAGGTGCGTACAGTCACAGCATAGATATGATGGAAGATACGGGGGAGTACAACGCTGCTCTTCTTAACGGAGCAAGACAGTTCCTAAAGGATAACAATGTATTGATGGATAGCGGTGTTGGTACTCCTTTAGACGAACTGAATGCCAAGCTAATCCAGTTACCATTTGAAGAAGAAGAACATCGAGATACCGCCCAAGCTACGGGACTTTAGAAACTTTCTATACCTAGTCTGGAAACACCTTAACCTCCCTGATCCTACCCCGCTTCAATACGATATAGCGGAGTACTTGCAACACGGACCTAAGCGGTCTGTTATCATGGCGTTCCGGGGAGTAGGTAAAAGTTG